AACTGCGTAAAGATTATTGCAGAAAAATTCATTGATAAAATCAAGCCCAGAATCGAGTTTACGCTGAAACCGATATAGTATTTTTTTATTCAAAATACACACTTAGAGTTTATTATTTTATCTCTAATTGTGTTTTTTTTATTAAATTTGACGGTAAAACACACCAAAAAGATGATTTTCAATTACTTGGAACATATCAGAATCAGTTTGAAGCATGCGGCAGAACTGTTCCACCGTTGATGATGTATGAGATAGCGAAAACGATTAATGAAACTATTCTGAATTAAAAATAGTGCAAATAGTACAAAATGGCATATTCCAAAAAGCAAAAGCAAAAATTTTTAGAAGTATTAAGGTCGAAAAACTTTAATGTTTCAAAAGCATGTAAAGATTTCAAAGGAATGAGCCGAAATACATACACTCTTTGGCTGCAAGAGGAATGGTTTAAAAAAGAAATTGACGACATGCTCGAAGAGGAAATTGACGAATCCGAAGAGGTACACAGAATTTTGAGAAAAGGAATACCGAAAGTTGAAAACAGAAAACTGGTTGGTTGGGAACAGCGACCAGACCGAAGAGCAATAGAATTTTTTTTACAGACCAAGGCAAAGGATCGCGGTTATGTTAAAAGAATTGAGCAGACTGGCAAAGATGGTGAAGAATTGAAAAATGCAGTATTGGTAGTTAATGGAAAAGCAAGAAATACGCCGGTTATTGATGAATCGGACATAATTGAAGATTAATGTGGTTGAATTATTTAGTCATTATACAGATGTGTTCTATTGGAATATTGAAGCCTATCACCGCTTTGTCGGTAATCAAGGGGGCACAAGTTCCAGTAAGACAATAAGCATCTTACAAGTTCTTTGTCATATTGCACTTAGTGAAAAATGTGTTATCACTGTAGTTGGTCAGGACATACCTAACCTTAAAAAAGGTTCATTGCGTGACTTCCAGAATATTGTATTACCGGATATGCATGACTCTTTCAAAAACAAGTTTAAAGAGTACAATAAATCTGACCGTATATACAACTTGCCTAACGGAAGTATGATTGAATTTACGAGCTTCTCGGACTTTCAGGATGCAAAAAATGGTAAGCGTGACTACTTATTTATAAACGAAGCTAACGGTATTCCTTATACCATAGCTGAACAGTTGATAAGCCGTACACGTAAACGTATATACTTTGACTGGAATCCAGACAGCGAGTTCTGGTATCATGAACATATCAAAACCGACAGTCGATGTATTACTTTCTATTCCAACTATAAACACAATCCGTTTATTCCAGATTCCATCAAAGAAGATATTTTCCATTGGAAGGTAACAAACGAAAGAAAGTATAAGATTTACGGTCTTGGTAAAACAGGCAAGCTGGATGGTTTAATATATCCTAACTACAGCTTGGTACTGGATTTACCTTTCATCTTCGACAAGGAAGTTTACGCACTTGATTTTGGTTTCTCGGACCCTATGTCGCTTAATCATCTTAGAGCCTGGAATAACAACCTATACATTGATGAGATATTTTATGAAAGCTTCAGGACTGTTGCTGAAATGGATAAATTAATCACCATCAATAAAAAGATACCAATCATTTGTGATAATGCAAGGCCTGAAAGCATTAAAGAGTTGCGCACATTAGGCTACAATGCTTTTGGTGTTGAGAAAGGAAAAGGAAGCGTGATATCAGGTATTGAGGCTGTGAACAAGTATAAGTTGAATGTTACTGTTCGATCAGTCAACACTCGTAATGAAATAAAAAACTATGTGCGAATCTATGACAGAAAATTAGGAAGATTCATTGATGATCCTGTGGACGAAAATAATCACTCAATGGATGGAATCAGGTATGGTGTTGATTACTTGGTTCATCCAGACAGATACAGAACAAATAAAACAAAATATAGTGGACTCGTTTAACAATTTTACAATCATATCATTCCTAACGGAGCAGCATAATATCGAATACGATTACTACGCTGCCGTTATAAAGGCTTTGATTCCAAAGAATGAATTATTAGGCAAAAGTATGCCGGTGTTTTTAGAGCAACCGTTTAAAAACATTATCAGTATTGAAAATTTATTTAAGACAATACCTAACAAGCCAACAAGCACAATTGAAATTCTATCCATTTGTTACCAGATTCCTACTGAAGAAATAGAGCCAGTAGGAATTTTTGAGTTCTATACAGCATTCAATTTTGTTCATAATTCATATAATAAACTGATTGAACGAGAGAACAAGGTACTACATTACGATCCTGAGCCAGAAGAACTCGAAGCAGGTATAGAATCTCTTAGCAAGTTCGGACGCATGGCAACCGTAGATACATTGGCAGGCGGTGACTTGTTGAAGCACAACCAAATTATTGAGATGCCTTACTCACGAGTATTTACAAAAATGTATCTCGAATCTGAAAAAGCAAAGTATCAAAGAAAACTTATTGCAATCAAATCTAAAAAATCACCAGAATGATAGTTGATGTATTAAAAAATATTGCCATTAACAGGCTTAATATGCTGTTTGCTTATGGTGACAAACCATCATTGAATTTAAAAGATGATGAAGAGACAGGAAAGTATTCTTTCTGGATGCTTCCAGTTGATAACAAGCCTGTATTAAACGATTTTAATAGAATTGTAGCCAACAGTTGGGATGTTGCTTTATTCCTATGTATAAAAGCTGATATAGATGGCGGTACACCTGATGAAAACGGCACAGATTATTATAACGAGAAGTGGGAAAAGAATATAAAACCATTGTACGACCAACAGGTATTGAATCAATTAACAATGGCTTTTACTTGCATCGAAAGTTTAACGCTGACAAATCTAATTTCAAAAGAGGTGATCAACTTGTTTAGCGAAAATATGGACGGACTTTATATAACATTCACAATAAAAGAAGATTTGATATGAAAGTAGTTGTAGTAAAAATTGACATTGCAGACGAAACCCTAACCATTGAACAGTTACATAAACTGATTGGTGAAGCTGTCGAAAAAGGTGCAAAACGAATTGAGGTACCTGAAGAACGCAAAGGTATTCCGTATGAAGTGAGCTTCGTCCGTGATGCAACAGACGAAGAAGAAAGTAAAAATGTATTTAAAACGCTTACACCTGAGCAAGTCGAAGCACTAAAAAAATTGTATGACATTGAAATTGATATAAATGGCTTACGCACAAAGTAACGTAGTTAAAGAATGGCTGGAACAGCTACGCATTGACCTAATTGCCGAATACGATCGGCTTGGACTTCGTGCATCTGGGAATTATGAAAAAAGCCTGTATTATTTCGCTACAGATAAGCGTGCAATTATGTATGGTGCAAAGTACGCTTATCAAATGCAATACGGAAGAAACCCCGGCACCTATCCACCACGCAAAGCTATTGAAGATTGGATAGATGCAAAGAAGTTGACCTATACAATACCTAAGTCAACATTAGCATTCTTAATTCAAAGGAAGATTTTCCGTGAAGGAATTAAAGTGCCGAACAAATATAATGCAGGTGGTGTGATTGCTACTGTAATAACAGAAGAACGCATACAGCAATTGATTGACAAACTTCGATTCGTTAACATACTACAAGTTTCATCTGAGATTGTAGATATAATAAAAGCAGCATAACATGGCAGTACAAATAGTAAAAGATTTAACAGCAGCAGACATCTATAATGGTGCATCTGTTTTTACAGACTATCTGGCAGGATATAACAGCACCGTAGTAAAGTGGAGCACGACTACCATTAAGACAATAAAGACTGGTGAAATTTGGTTTAACGGTACTCTAAAATTTGTTGACCTAATACCATTGAATAACGTTGTAGAATTTGATTGCTACGAGGTAATCAAAACTTTATTTGGAAGCTTCGATGATTTTATCAGCTATCAAACATCGGACACCATAAAATATGATGGCAATCTATTCAATTTACACTCGGTAAAACTGGTAGTAAACTATACCGACAACACTTCTGAGAATGTGGATATTACTGGTAAGTTTACTCGTGCAGTTAGACAGCATACAGATATGAGCAACGGCATGTTTTACTTCACAGGAGCTGGAGCATATCCTCCATTTGCAAACCTATTAATGAAAGCGCCAAGCAAGAAAGATTTCTTCACGCAACGAATAAGAATCTTTAAAGGCTATCCAATTGATATTTCATTTATCGGGCCAACCGCAAATAATTATCTCGTATTTATATTGTATAACAATACAATGGGTTTAACTGGTTATGACAATTATACAATAACAGTTCCATCAGGGTCACGTACAAACAAGCATGTACAGCGTATTATATTATCTGATGGATTAAACCTGCACAGTTTATTAGCTGCACATCCTGCCATTACAAAAGGATATTTTCAAATTGATCACCGTGTTAGTAATGTTGGCGCCCTTACTAACCTTTATTCATTTGCGTTCGATATTGTAGATGAATGCGGAGTGTATATCAAATGGCTAAACAGTTGCGGTGGTTGGTCCTACTGGTTATTCAATAAGAATACACGCAATCTGATTTCTACGAAAGCAAAAGGAACAATCAGTAGTAACGCAGGTCAACTTGGTTATGCAGCAGATGAAAAGAACATCGGCTTCGATTCGGAAGAAAAATTACAGGTGGTAACTCAAGGTGTAGAAAAATGGGAACTCGAACAATTGTTAGATATTGCAACCTCTCCATGCGTGTATTTATATCTTAAACCTCGCAGCGTTTGGGCTTATGAAAATGGCAATAGTGATGTATGGCTGAAGCTGCCAACTATCAGCAATTTCAAGTATTCTAAAAAAGCAGAATCTACATTGTATAATATCGGCTTTGAATTTCAATTACCAAAAATCTACACACAAACACTATGAACAAAGTAGAGGTATATATTGCTGGTTTAAAACTGGACTTGAAAGATGAAGACACCGTTGCTTTAACAAAGCAAATAAATGACATTGCCGAAATTCAGAAACGTCAAGCGGATTATACGAACAGGTTTGTTTGTTACAAGACTCCAAACAACATGGCAATAGCCGAGATGCTTAATGTACCAGGTAATGCTTCAACACGTCCTTATAAATGGGCATCTGCACGTATTGTAAGTAACGGAATACCTGTTACCAATTACGGAATAGCTTTGCTACAGGAAACAAAAAACCGAGAAACATACGAATATATTATTTATGCAGGCAACTACGATTTGTTCAGTAAGATAGACGGAAAATACATTACCGATTTGGACTGGAGCGACTTGATACACACATTTGATATTACTCAGATGTATCCGCAAAACGACAGAACAGAGAATTTTATTTATCCGATTGCCGAAACAATGGATGGTAGAATGAACACACGAAATTCTAATTCTAATGAAATTGATGTTGAGTATCAAGTGCCGCATGTCTTCGTAAAAACAATTTGGCAAAGAATATTTGATGAAGCAGGGTTACAATATCACGGTTCTTTCTTCAGTACAGATACTAATTATCTAAATGAACTTGTACCTGCGGACGTTGACAATGTCGATAAAGAATTGAATAGTGTACGCTTTAAGACAAAAGGCGACAAAATCAATCCGGGTGTTTATCCATATTCTGTTTTGGTTAACGATGATCCTAACAGTTTGAAAGATCCATTACTGGACCGAAATTATATAGTAAAGGAAGACGGAAGATATGTACTGTCTATTGATTACAACTATCAAGTGCAAGCTTCCTTAGGAATGGTATTATTTATTGCAATAAACGGTGTGACACAATTACCAGGCACCGTGTTTTCAACTGCTGGTTGCGCGCAGGAAACGGTACACGTTGTATTTACTAAAGAATATGATTTAAAAGCCGGTGATAGAATCGCATACGTGGCGGTATCTTCACCTCGTTCCGGATGTTCGCCTTTGAGCTATCAGGCTTATGAAGTTGATCATGAAATGACTCTACAATATGAAGGCATACCGTCACTGTATGGTTATGATATTGACTTCTCTTTATACCTGCCAAAAGTTCTGCAGGTTGACTTTTTAAAAGCGATCATGCAGCAATATGGTTTATTGTATCAACTCAATAATGATGGCCGTTACGAATTTATACGCATAGAAGATTTATTGAATGGCGCTTCCGGAGTTAATGATTTGTCAAATAAATATCACAAAGAAACGTCCGAAACCTACCGAATTGGTAGCTATGGTATCACCAACTTATTCAAATACAAATACTATGACAAGGATAAGAGCGGTGAAGGTTATGCGGACGCTTCCTTTTCTACAAACATTGATAATGTAGAAAAAGAAATTAATGTAATAGACAGTATAATTGAAGCATGCGGTGACTATCAGGTATTACTGGTAGCAGGCAAAATAGCCTCTGTTCATTCATTTGAAAAACAGAGTGATGGTAAATATTTACTCCGGAAAAATGACAAATTGAAAACCGTAATTCTAAAAAGGATTACAAATCCGAAAATAGATATATACAGAAATGAGCTTATCGCTACTTCTTGGAATTTAAACATACAATATCCTTTTGTAACATTTACTCCTTTGATGTGGCAGAATCTAATTGTTATTTATTATCCAAAGTTTGTATTGATGATTCAGAAACCACTAAAGAAAAAAGTACTAATGTGGTTCACGCCTATTGACATTTACTTCCTGGATATGTTCAAAATAATTTATCTCAAACAGTACCAATCTTTTTTCTACCTAAATAAGATAAACAACTTTTTATCAGGAAAATTATCAGATACTGAAATCATTAAAATAAACTAATATGGCTGGCGAAACTTATAAAATATTAGACCTCGACATAGACTATAGTAAGTTGATCACAACAACTACACAGTCAAAGAAAGTGTTGGCAGAAATGAAAGCAGAACTTAACGACCTGAAGAAAGCAGGAAAGGAAGGAACGGACGAGTTTACAAAACTTGAAGCAGAATTAAAAGCGCAGCAGAATATTGTACGTGTAAACACTAAGCTTATTACTGATTACGTGCAGGCCGGTGAAGGTCAGAATTTAACCATTGAACAGATGCGTAAGTTATTGTCTGCTGTATCTGTTCAGTGGGCACAGTTGACGGAAGAAGAACAGAACAACACCGAGGAAGGAAAGGCATTGACGGCCACTAAAACAAGATTGACAGAAGAATTAAAACGCCTGGAAGCGGCTACTGGTGACAACCGCCGCAATGTTGGAAATTATACTCAATCCATTTTAGAGGCCGCTAAAAACAATAATATTTTTGGCGGTACCTTCGGAAGCATCCTGAATAATTTGCAGGGAATGAAATCTACTTTATCATCAATGAAAGATGGGTTTGATAAAGCACGAGAAGGTTCGGAAGGTTTTCAACTTTCATTAGGCGGTATCAGGAATGCAATAGCTGCTACCGGTATAGGTGCACTTATAATCATTATCGTTTTACTGATCAGCTGGCTATCGAAAATAGACCCGGTAGTTGATAAAATTGAACAGGTAATGGCCGGATTTGGTGCTGCAATCAGCGTTGTAGAAACAACCATCCTGAAATTCATTGAAGGTATTAAATCAGTTGGTGACTTAATGAGTAAGTTAGGCAATATCATTGCTCATCCGATCGATTCCTTTAAGGAATTAGCAACGAGTATGGCTGAAGCTGCCGTTGAAGCTGCGAACCTAAAGGAAGCACAGCAAGACTTGGCAGATGCACAACAAGTGCAAGAAGTAATGACAGCTAAAGCAAATCAGCAAGTTAAGGAATTGATTTTGCAATCAAAAAACAGAAGTTTATCTGAGAAAGAGCGTCAGGCTCTATTGGCACAGGCCGCAAAGATAGATCAGGAAGACTTTGACAGACGGAACGCATTGGCGCAGCAGGATTTGGAAAACAATGAGCGTGCTATTAAAATAAAGGCCCAGTTAAATGCACAGGAAATTGCCAATTTAAAGGCTAAAGGAGTTGAATATGCCATTGAATTATTAAACCAAGGTAAGATTACCAATGAGGATGTAGAGGCCTACAAAAAAGCCCAACTGTCAAAGATTGCAATATTGGACGAATCCACAACACGCCAGGAAAAAATACAAAACCAATATGATGCATTAGAAGAAAAAGCGGCAGCAAAAAGACAGGCAGATGCTAAGGCAGCTGAAGAAGCGCAAAAGAAAAAAGAGGAAGCGAGAAAAAAAGCTCAGGATGCAACAATCAAGGCGTTACAAGAAGAGTCCGAACTATTTGATGCTTTATCCGGAAAGGAAATAAAATCAGAAAGTGAACTTGTACAATCGTATCAACGTCGTGCTGATATATTACAAAAGCAACGGGAGTTCAACCAGATATCGGAAACAAAATATACAGCTGAAGTTGCAAAGCTATTCAACGAGTTTTCTACCGCATCCGAAGCAAGGTTAAAAGCGCTGGCAGACGCGCGTATCAAAGATGCTGAAGAAGAGTTGGCATTATTGAAACTAACTCATGAAAGCAAAATAAAAGACGGCAAACTTCTAACTGATCAACTGATTCAGCAAGAACTGGAAAGATTGCGTTTGGTTAAAGATGCTGCCGAAGATATTGAACGCCAAAGATTCGAAGCCGGTGAAATTACAGCAAAAGAATTTCGTGCATTTCAACTACAAGCTGATAAAGAATTTTTGGATTCGCAACAGGCTTTGTATGACGAGAAAGCACAACAGGTACGTGATGCAAAAGCCATAGACATGGCTAATGATTTGGAGTTAATGAAACTTCAAGGTACAAGTGAGTATGACCTGCAACGAGAACAATTAGACCGTCAATATCAAGCAGAAATTGCACAGGCGAATAAGCTTGGTGCAGATACGCAAAAAATAAAACTAAAATTTGCCGAAGCCAATCGTAAAATTGATAAGGCAGAAAAAGACAATCAATTAAAACTTACTGCCGATGTCTTAGGTACTATTGCGGAATTGCTTGGAAAGAATACAGCTGCCGGCAAAGCTGCTGCCATCGCTCAAGCAGGCATTAACACATACTTGGGTGTATCTCAAATTTTGGCGGCACCACCATCAGGTCCAGAGCCAGCAAATACAATCATTAAAGGTGTTGCTATCGCAGCCACTATTGCTACTGGTATAGCAAACGTTGCAAAAATTGTAGCCATAAAAGCTGAACGAGGTGGTAAATTTGGTGCTGTTGGTGGAAATTATCACAGTGCAGGCGGCACCAAGTATTATGGCGATGATGGAAATGTCATAGAAATGGAGCGTGACGAAAACTTCTACGTCCTGAACCGTGGTGCATCGCGCGCAATCAATTCTCTTTCTTCTTTGAATGAATATTACGGCGGTGTTGGATTTTCTTCTCCAGTAAGAAGCGGATTTTATGCAGATGGCGGTATGGTTTCAAGAAGCTTAGAAGTTCCAGATATAAGCCCTCAGATAGGTGCTGCGGTAGCTGATGCAATAAAGGACTTAAAAATATACACCGACGTAAAAGACGTAATCAGAGAAACAGGAAATATAGCAACCTTAATAGACGGAGCCAACATATAATGCTGTATAACTACCTCAAAGAAAATGAATCTTTAATTGACATTCTTGTCAAGAAAGGTGCTATTTCAATTGATGTAGTTACTAAATATCAAATGTATGATCACTTTAAAGAACTCTATAAAGGTGATCGAAAAAAGAAAACGGCAGCGCTAAATAGTACTGCCGTAAAATATAAATGTTCAACAAAGACGGTAATCCGTGCCGTTGATTTTATGGAGTCTTAAAAATGTAATATGTTTTCGTTCCTTGCAACGTAATCAGCATTGAGGTAATAGAAGTAATAGACAATGTTTCTGTGTAACCGTCTGCAAATTTTAAACTCATGCTGTTGCAATCCTTTATGGTATAATAATTTTCAGCGTTTACCATATCTACAGAAAATTTACCGGAGGTATCATTATAAATACCATACGCGCCCAATATAATGGCTGTGCTATCTTTTAGATGCGCCGTTGAAATTCCAGCAGTATCTTTTGGTGCTATAGGGTTTGCACTATATCTGATTAATCCTATAGCACCTTTCTCTTTAATGTTGTCACATTCGGTTTTTACTGTTTCTTTTTTACAAGCGATGGCAGCGATGGCCAGTAGTAATAATAATTTTTTCATGGTTAAAATTTATCAATGTTAATAAAGTCAATTCCTGATGCGAACTTAAATACATTTTGTAATTCATGCAAAGTATAAACTGTACGCATTATTTGTGTTGTGCCGCCCTCAAATATTACATTAGCACTATGATTGCTCAAAGATACAACCCAAAATTTAAGGTTATCAATTAGGTAGTAAACTTTATATGGATTTTCCCAGATAAAACCATACTCGTTCAGTTCTTTTAGTATCAATTTATATGCGGTTATCTTGTCCATTGTTACGATTACTTCTTTCTTGTTATGTGAAGTAGATAAAACATGATTTTCATTTGCCTGGCCACTGAAATAATATTTTTCCGGACGAATCTTTATGGAGTTATCCTTATGATTAATACCTGTAACAATGTGTGGCTGGATAGCACCATACTTCACGATGCTTCCAATTCGCAAATCATTGATTTTTACCTGTATTTTCTGTTGATAGAAATCCATTTTCAAATATACTAAACCCTAATAAGATTACCACTTACCGTCATCACATTTCTCCTCCGGAACACGAAGTTTTGCTGATAATGGACAATGACACAGGTTACAGATAAAGCCTTCTATAATTTTCACATCATCTTTTACATTCAAAAGGTGTTTTTCAAAAACAGCATTCGGACAGGTTGCACAGTGTTTGGATCTTTCTTTGGCTAAATCACTTGCTATCTCATCATCCGTTAAATAGTTTTTCCAACCGGTGTATATGTTCTTGATTTTTCCCAAAATGGACATGATGTTGTCTAATAATTGTACTTCAAAGTTACATAAATTACTTTTGAAGTAACTAATTATTTAATAAAGTAATGTCCAAAAGAGTAAAATCTATCAATTTTTTTGAAACTACAGCTAAATCAATAGCTGTAATTGCAGGAAATACAGTTATTAAAGACGTAGTTATCGTGCAATCAGGCATAGATAAGGTTGGCGATTACATGGATAATACCTTCATTGATGGCATCGTAAAACAAGGAAAGGAAGCGTCTACAGGCATAAAATGCCGTGGCGGACATCCGAACATGTGTAAAGATAGTTTAGGTACTTACATTGGTGACTTTCACAACTTCAGAGCCATTGAACAAGATGGACAATACAAAGCTGTTGCCGATTTATATATAGCTGAGATTGCTAAAAAGACAATGATTGATGGTAAGGGTATTTCTTACCATGATTATGTAGTTGATATGGCAAAAAGTCATCCTGATAAGTTCGGTAATTCAATCGTATTCATGGCATCAGAAGAATGGATTGAAATGGAAGGTAAAGAAGTACCTAAATTAATGCTTGAAAAGCTCATTGCTTCTGATATTGTCGATTCTCCAGCAGCTACAGACGGATTATTTAAGTCAGATGATGACCTCGGTGTAAAACTTACCGAATTTTTAGACGACAACCCTGAATTATTTACGGCACTTGAAAAGAACGAGGACTCTCTCGGTATCTTTTTTAGAAAATATGCACATCATTTATCATCAAAAGGAAAAAATCTCAACATGACAATCAAAGAAAAAATGGCCGCCTGGTTAAAAGGTGAAAAACCGGACGACAAAAAACAAAAAAATATTGACGTTACCGCAGGTGACGGCACAATATTAACTGTTATCACCGATGCCAACGAGCCAAAGGTTGGTGATGATGTACAAATCGGTGATGCACCTGCACCTGATGGCGACTATGTAATGACTGATGGTTCTACATGGAAAATTTCAGCCGGTAAGATTGCAGAAATAGTTCCTGCTGCACAAGGTAATTCCGCAGAAGAAGGCGGTTGCACTTGTGGACAAAATGCCAAAGAAATTTCAGCATTAAAAGCACAAGTTAAAAGTTTGGAAGGCAAACTGACAGCTACTCAGAAATCTAATACAACTGCTACTCAAAAGCAAAAAGAATTGGAAGATGCTTTTGAAGAACTGTGCAAAAATTTAGGATCGGAATACGTTCCTAAAAATCCTGGAGCAGAAGGTAAAGGTGCAAAAGGAACAGAAGAATCAACATTTACAATCACCAAGAAAAAAACAACCAAATAACCATGGGAGCAATTATCAATACAGCAAACTTAAACCTTAACCCAGAAGAGGTTAAGAAGTTATCAGAAGCCATTTTTGAAAAGAATTTCAAAGACGGCGATTTGGCACAAACTCACGTTATCATGATTAACGTTCAGTATAAACAAAAGATTTTATTGATTGGACGTTTAGGTTTAGTCGGTAAATGTGTAGATGCATGTAGCATTGAAGAATCTGCTGAAAAGATACCTACAACTGAAAAGCTTTGGGATCCAATCAAAGCAGGTTTCAGATTGCCTCATTGTGAAGATGATTTGGACCAACTTTTTGTTACAGCAAGCCGTAAATATTCAGCTTACAACTATGACATTTCTGGTACTGAAGAAGAAAAATTCATCTTCATGGTAGCAGATGAAGGCTTAGTTGAAATGCTAAACAGACTTATCTACTTCGGTGATACTACAGCTGCTACCATTGCAAATGGTGGAAGTTTGAAAAATGGAATTGACATATCATTCTTCAACTGCTTGGATGGAGAATGGAAACAAGTATTTGCTATTGCTAATCCAACTGGTGTTGCAAAAAAATACTATGTGGAAATACCGGAAAATGCCGAAGCAACCTATGACGATCAATTCGATTTAGACATTGAACGCACATTGAAAACAATGCGCGCAATGTATAACAAAGCAGATAAAAGATTAATTCATTCTGGTGAAGCATATTATGAAATGACATCTTCTATGCATGCGAATTGGGCAGACTTTTTGGAAACTAAAAGTTTAGGCATGTGCTGCTCTGCTGAAGAGAAAAAAGGTACAGGCTTATTCGCATATCGCAATATTCCTATCATAGTTAATGATTACTGGGACCGCGCAATCGCTTCTTATTTTGATGATGGCGTAAAATGGGACAAGCCTCATCGTATGATTTTAACGACACCTTCGAATGTTCCAATCGGAACACCTGACAAGGAAAGTTTGAATACATTGAAAAGTTTCTTTGTCGATAAAGAAAGCAAACACTATGTAGATGCAATCGCAAAGTTCGACGTAAAAGTATTGGAACCATATATGTTAATGGCAGCTTATTAATCACCTTTTAAAACAACGAACATGACACAATTTAGAAGAGGATTATTTTTCTTTCCTATACCAGATACAGGCACCTGCCTTGAAGGTATGGACGACGATATTGTAGCAGACTGCGAAGACCTAACATTTGCCGGTTTAGAAGCAATTGTGCGTTTAGTTAATCGTAACGATATTGATTATGCAGCTACAACATTTAATGCAGACAAAACTGTTTGCACGAACCTGGTATTAAAAGCCGGAAAAGTTGCTTTTTCAATCGTTGGTTTCAAAAAATCAAACGATGCAGAGTTTAAGTTGGTGAAAAAAGATGCTGTTAATGATGCGTTTGAACACGCATTGAAAGGCGTTGCATTTAACCGCAAGAAAGAAACGCTGGCGCAAATCAACAAATTCTGTTCAGGCAATAGAATTGTAGCTGTAGTTGAGTACAAACATAAAGGCACAACTAATACTGAAGCATTTATGGTTTATGGTATTGCTGCTGGTATGGAAATAGCTGAAGCAACGCACACAGCAAACGCAAACAATGGTACTATTTCATTACGCTTCGCTTCTGTAAAAGAAGAAGAAGAGCCGAAAGTACCATGCTTGTTCTTGAAAACTGATTATGCAACGACTAAAACTGCGTTTGACGCATTATAATGTTTAGCAGCCAACAACTTACCGAATTACTTAACGAGCCATTTGGAGTTATCTCTAATGATATAGAGAAACTCCAAAGGCTTGTTCAGTATTACCAACATATATACGGTGTAGAATCATGCATCGGATGTGGTGGTAAAAACAAATACGAACATTTTTATCTAACCTTAAAAAACGAGGGCATTTCAATTATGGAAAACAAAGATAACACATCGTTTGAGTTCAACAAAGGTGTAACACTTGTACCGATGAAATTCGGTAGCAATAAATTTATTACGCCTACAACTTTAACGGATGAATTGGCATTGGAATTTCTGGCCAATAACGAAAACAGAATCACATTATTTGCAAAGTTTCCGGAAGACTGGAAAGAACAAGTAGAAGCTTTCAAAGAAAAGCAAGCGGAAGCTGCGACAACAGAAACCAAAACGGCAGTTACTACAACCGGTGAAGAAAAAAAAGATTTTACAGTAAATACTGAAACTGTCATACCTGCTGAAGAAGAAAAGCAAGCGGAAGCTGCGACAACAGAAACCAAAACGGCAACCAAAGGTGCAACAAAGGGTAAATAATAATGAAATCAGCACTTGTAGAGTTAAAGGATCGCAACACCATACGTGTTGAGAAAAGGTATGAAATTCATACCAACGGGCATGACAATGCCTATCCTACTCGCATGGAACGCCTGATAAATTCCTCCACCACAGCAAAATCCTGCGCAAAAGCAATGGCTAAGTTCATTATTGGCGCAGGATTTTCTTTTGTATTCCCGGAAGAAACTTATATCGGAAAAAATCAAGATGGTGTAATGACACCAGCCGACGTGTTAAAAGATATTGCGTATTCAATAGTTTACCACAACGCATTCGCTTTACACTTCAACTATAACTTACTTGGTCAGATAACATCTGTCACTCCGATGCCTTACAAGTATTGCCGTTATGGATTAGCGGACAGTTCTGGTTACAAAGGAAAAATAGTTGTATATGACAATTGGGATTATTCAAAATCTAAAGTTTTTAGAAAGGATGAATTTGAAGTATTCGACATTTTCAACCCAACTAAAGAAGTAGTATTATATCAAATAGAATCTGCAGGCGGCATTCAAAAATATAACGGTCAAGTTTTAATTGTTAAACTTGAAAACTCTACTTATCCATTATCACTAATAGATCCTGCACAAGATGACGCAGACACAGAGTATAAACTCTCTCTTTACAAAAACAGAACAGCGAGTAAAGGTTTTGTAGGTAAAAAAATTGTCACTACTGAAGAATTTGAAGATGATGATGATAGAAAATTATTCCAAAAGGACTTAAAAAATATACAAGGCTTTGACAGTCCTGGTGATATTATCCATTTGGAAACAAAATTTTCTGGCGATGATAAGAAAAAACAAATCGAAGTCGCTCAATTAGACAGCGATATTAAAACTGATTTGTTTAACAACTGGGAAAGCCCGGTTTCAAATAATATACGCCGCTGCTTTAATTCTATTCCGCCTGTGTTGATTGATTTCGTAGAAGGAAAAATAGGTAATACTTCTGGTGAATCTTTCAAAATGGCACAGGCTTTTTACAACTCTCAAACGGCTGAAGAAAGATCGGTTATTTCAAGGGTTTTTAAGAAAATATTTGCACACTACTTTTTACCAATCAATCCAAATAGCGATTGGAATATCAAACAATTAAATCTTATTGCTGATGGCACGACTACTAATCAATAAGAATGACTTTAAAGAGTACAAGCAGCTTTCCAAAGGGAAAGATGTTGAACTGATTGAGCAATACATTCAGGAAGCACAGGATTTGGATTTAAAAGAAATTATATGTCGTGAATTTTATTACGATCTGCTTAAAAACTTTCAGTTGCCGGCATATCAAAAATTGATTCACGGCGAAACATATACTGATGCAGAGGGCAACGAGATTGAGTATAAAGGCATAAAAGCTGTATTAGTTTATTACGCATACGCTCGTTATGTTTTGCGTGGCCATGTTACAGATACACCATTCGGAATGGTTCAGAAAACTAACGAGTTTTCACAGCCAATTAGCAGTTCAGAAAAAAGAGAAGTGCGCGACAGAAGCAGAATAGATGCTATGAATTACTGGCAAGAATGTAAGATTTACCTTGACCACAAAGTTTCTTTATTTCCTAAATGGAAAGAGTGTGAAGATTGTGGCTGCAAAGGCTCTAATAAAACAAGAAAATTAAAGATGAGTGTTATATGAAAGCAGTAGTAGAAACGGTTTTAAATAGTCCTGTGCCTCAAATAACATTGAAGCCGGAAACGCTTGCAGATGAAGCGATATTAGATGCTATTCTTAATCGAAATGGCGCAGCTTCTGCACCTGATTGCGGTTATGCTATTATATCATTCGAGCGCAATGGTACATCATTTCAGAAGCTAACCTTTGGACTTACAAATTGTACATCAAACCCCGGTGGATGCACTCAAATATATGTTGACTGTGGTTATTGGGATTCAAATTATTCAGACTAAAATTTTATAAAATGGGATTATTAGATTTATTTAAACGAACAGCATCAGGACAAACAACGCCACTATCAACTACACAAGTTGATAGTAATTGGCAAAAGATAATGGATCTATTTCCTACACCTGCAGCAGGCACAACCGATGTAGGAAAAGTACCTGCATTAAAGGCCGACAAAACAGGATTTAACTATGCTCCAGTAATTTCATCAATCATTCCGGGTGCAAATATTTCAATTGATGTAACAGATCCTAACAACCCGGTAATTTCTGCCATTAATGAGCAAGTATTCAATGTACTTAAAGACGGAGCATTAGTTGGGCAGTCTTCCTCGTTAAACTTCAAGGGTGGGTCAGTAAATGTTACTAAAGATGTGACAGGAGGCAAGATAGATGTCGAGGTTATAGGTAGTGGCGGAGATATTTTCATCACAAAAACAAAGGCAGAAATAGATACTTTAATCTCTACAAATGCTTTAGTAAAAGGTGCTACATATAAAATTACAGGTGTACACCCAACTTTATATGACGATGGCACAAATAGTGGAACTGCAATTCTATTAAAAGCTATTTCAGAAAATGTTTTAGAAACACAAGGAACAGGAATATTTTACAATCCAAAATACAATAAGTCAGTTGATGGCTTTGGTATTTGGGATAATAAAATGTACGGAACTTTCAGTACAATAGTTGGAACTTTTGACTATCAAAATAAAGAAGCGGTTACGGCAAATAATGCCGCAACAGGAATGCTGTTAGCAGATGGTATGATACAATGGGTAAGCGGTGATTGGAGTACTGCTACAAGCATCACAGGCGATGTGAGTAGTGCAACGGCTACTGTTGCAGGGTTTGTTACACCGACTTATTCTATTGGCGACAAAGTTATTTGGGGTGGCTACTCTTGGACAAATGTAAACGGTAATGTTGGTGCGAGTACAGATGTTCTGAACTTGGACAGCGAGTGGAGTAAGGATGTGTATGACACCACAAACTATAACCTTGCGTATGATGTCATTGAGTATGACTATGCAAATGATATGATTATTAGACGGCATGATTTGATTTCAAATATAGATGTAAGATTTGATAAGGGAGCGGCTGATTTATTTACTAACTATTATTCAATTGCATTTAATGCTATATCAGTTCAGCAATTTGGTAATCCATTTAATTTAGTTGTAGGTAAAGGTATTTTGAATAAGTATATAGATAATGGCTATGATGAAAGTATCAATTTTTCAGGTTCAAGTCAACAAAATCTAACCTTTGGAGCATATTCACGTCAAAACAATCTAACCTTTGGACAAAGTTCAAGTCAAAACAATCTAACCTTTGGAGCAGGTTCACGTCAACAAAATCTAACCTTTGGAGCAAATTCAGGTCAATACGATCTAACCTTTGGAGCAGGTTCACGTCAACAAAATCTAACCTTTGGAGCAAATTCAGGTCAAAACAATCTAACCTTTGGAGCATATTCAAGTCAAAACAATCTAACCTTTGGACAAGGTTCTTATCAACAAAATCTAACCTTTGGAGCATATTCAAGTCAAAACACTCTAACCTTTGGAACATATTCAAGTCAATACAATCTAACATTTGGAGCAAATTCAGGTCAATTCAATCTAACCTTTGGAACAAGTTCATATCAAAGTAATCTAACCTTTGGAGTAGGTTCATATCAAGACAATCTAATATTTGGAACAGGTTCATATCAACAAAATCTAACCTTTGGAGCAGGTTCACAAGTAGATTTTAACAATCAAACATTAAATTCTAATATGGGATATGTTGAATTTAAAACAATGAATTTCACAGTACCAGACCTAAGTTCAGCAACGTATATTTTTGATAGCAACATCAAAGAAGTGTACCAAAGACCAGATGGAACTATTAAATTAAAATTTATGAATAATTCAGATGTATTAGAAGTGCATGGAATTGCAGATTAAAAAAAATAAACAATAACAATGCTAATAACAATAATCATAATAGGAGTTATACTTACAATAGTAAGTGGCTTCTCTAAGGCAATAATGGATTTATCAGAGGAGGGTAAGATTAAGTTCAAACCTTCAAGATACTGGATAAAAGCTATGTCTTCTCCTAACAAATGGAAAGACGGAGACCCAAGAAAAGGTGAGAAATTCTTTGGTTCTTCACGTTGGTTTGTATCACTTACTGACGCATGGCATGTGTTTGGTTTTGTATTCAGAGTATCTTATGGTACTGCATTCTTGGCTATTGGTTCTCTTGCTTTATATAATCCATTGTTACCACTTTTAGCAATACCTGCATACGCATTATTTGCAGGTGTATTTCATATTTTTCACACTTATAAAATTTTACGAAAATGAGCATTTCAAAAAGCAAAAAGATAGCATGGGGTGTATTCTTTGCACTTATAGCAATCGCAGCAACAATTTCAGTAATCATTTTAAATTAAGAAACATGATAACTCCACTAACAATTATGATTGTAGGTTTTTTAGGCGCAGTAACATTCAAGTTAATTAATTACAGCGCAACAGGTAAGAAAAATATTGACAGCCCTATAAATTTTGATATAAAGTATTGGCTTGCTGACAGAGGCAATTGGAATGACCTTTTATTAGGCGCAATCCTATTCGCAATTTTAGCTACCTACAAAGAAGATATTTTCAAGATTTATCCTGAAATGTGGCTTGTAAAAGCAATCGCACCATTTAGCAATTCTTGGCTATTCTACTTCATTTTAGGATTGTTAATGACGTACATCATTAAAATATTCAGAAACCTGATTTGGATGGTCGGTAAATTATCAAACACAACATTTAAAAACAAAGAAAAACAACTCGTCAGTCCTTTAGAAGCATAAAACCCAAGCTAAAAAGGAGTACTATGAGCACATTATATCACGAAGACAAAGACATTAAAATGGTAAAGGAGTTTATAGATGGTTTTATTGTTAATCTTACTTATGCAATAGGAGTGAAGTCTTTCAAGATTAAATTGTTGTATTCCACAATGTTTACTATCATGCTAAGTCCGGTTGCTTATCTTTTCGATTTTGTAAAGAACTTCCTAATACCAGAAAGGTATTTTTTTCAAACTATTGTATTTTTATGCCTTGCAGATGCATTAATGGGCGCTGCAAAGAGTTTTAAGTTAAATAGATTCAACCCACTATTATTAATAATTGGATTAGCTACTAAATTAGGAGTAAGCTATATTGTGTTACAGGTATTTCAGGCTATATCAAGTCCGCAAGAATTTATAAATAGTCCTGATACAAGAAATTATTTTATTTTATCATGGAAACTTCTTTTAATGACTTATCCTACATTATCTTTTTTTAATAACATTTACTATGTTACAGATAAAAGATTTCCTGCAGAATGGTGGATGAAAAGACAAGCCAATTTCCAGGAAGATGGGGATGTTGAAAAATTAATTGGCAAGAAAAATCAAGATGAAAAAGAATAATCTATCAATAAATACATTTAGTTTTGTCCAAATGTTTAATGACAGCAGGGGCAAAACATCTATGTCTTTAGTTTGTGGATTTATTACAGTTATCGTAGGTTGTGCCGGATTTCTTGCATCTATTGTATTGAGATTCGGAGAAGGCGTAGGTGGTTCCAGTGCATTTATTATAGCAGGAAGTGGTTTATTGATAGGAAAAACGTTATCAAAAGACACACCGATAACAGCTGGCGTTGAGCAGAATGGTGAATTTTGAAGAAACAGCAGATGTAGAATCATTTACTAAAACCAAAACGACAGAAGATGAAACAACCGTTTAAATTATTACTATGTGTTTTGTTAGCACTCTCAGCAACTTGCTGCAGCAGTAAATCCGTTCCCAAAAAATCACCTGTTGATGCTGAGCAATCGACAAAAAAAAAGGATGGAATTGACAGCTTGATAAAATCTTCCTTATCGCATATACAAACTAATGATTCGAATGCATGCGAAGAATTACAGGTTGAAGTTATTCGTTTAAGCCAGGCGCTGTATGATTGCCAGTTGGATAATGATGCATGTGCTACAGCTTTAGTAGAAAAGCCTACCACTGTGATTGATAAAAGACGTAGCAAGGTTAAGAATTCATTCAATGATATCACAAAGAATAGTAACAACCAAACTGAGGTTTATAACCTTAAAAAATCATTGTTGGTAAAAGGTGATAGCATTGCTTGCCTGCAGGCAGACAAAATTGCATTGAATGGGAAAATAAAAGATCTGACGAAAAATAAGAATTCTAATTCTGGTAGTGGATCCAATACGGCCAAGTCCGGCAACACAACAAATAAAGGCAGTCCATGGCCATGGATTTTATTAGGAGCTGCAGGTTGGTTCATTATCCAAAATGTAGGCTTCAGGGCCCTTAAAATATATTTTCCTTTTTTAAAATTTTTACCGTGAGAATCATCAATTATTTAGTAGTTCATTGTACCGCTGGAAGCCAGAATGAAAAACTTCCTGATTTAATTGCCTGGTTCAGAGCACGTGGCTGGAAAAACAATGGATATCATATTTGGATTGATGGCCAGGGAATCCGTCACGATATCACACCGTTAGAGAATATTGCAAATGGTGTTGCAGGACATAATGCAAACAGCGTTCATGTAAGCTATGCAGGTGGCGTTGATAGCAACGGTCACGCAGTTGATAACCGCACCGATGCACAGAAAGCCATGCTTATTACTGTGCTGAAAGAGTTAAAGCAAAAGTTTCCTACAGCGAAAATTTTAGGACACCGCGATTTCAGTCCTGACAAAAATAAAAATGGCAAAATTGATTCTTACGAATGGATCAAATACTGTCCATGCTTTGATGCAATTTCCGAATACAAAAATATATGATTCTATTTTTTCACATGAAGCGTTACGCATTCTTACTTGTAGCAGCAGGCTTGTTTGTTGCAGTAAGCGTTAGCCGCGCCCAGTACCAACCGCCACCGGGAAAACCTGTAGTAGTAGCTATCGAAAATCATCACATCACATTACCGGAAACGCCGGCATCTTTACAATCGATTAAACCTGAATGCCAGGAAAAGGCATTTGCGGAAACTGCACAGCTGGCTACAGAGCCGGTAACATGCGCAGCGGATGCAGACTACGGCAGTTGCAGCTCGGCAGCTGTTATGAATAAGAATATAAATCCTAAAAAGCTATTCGCGTTCAGATCCACAATATACCATAGCTCCGGCGGAATGCCGTTGTAGCTATAAAGTTCTCAAATAGCGTGTTTAAGAGTGCCAGGTTTTCTGGCACTCTTTTTTATTAAATCCGTTAAAAAGCTTCATTTGGTCGAATACCGGTGTGATAAACAACTGAACGGTTTCGGGCTTGGCGAAGGTGGGCTTGTAGGATGCTCAAATTTAGCAGTAATTGTCTGCCCACTTTTGCCAAACCCGTGTTATGTGCTGGTGCGGATTTTTAGCAGTAAACTTCAATCGGAGCAAGGTTTTTTTAATCTTTTTTTGTGCGGCGGGCTAAAAATATTCACATTGAAAATCAGCACTTTATAAACAAAATTACAAATAAGTGAAAAATATTTGTTTAATAAATAATCAATAAATGGTCTTCAATTTTCTTTTTTCCTTTGTTTTCAAAGCATTCAGAAAGCTCATCAATATTAAGATGTGGGTATTTTTTCTTAATGTCAAAAATAGAGTAGTATTTACGAAGTCGATTATTTTCTTTATTACACACAATTAAATGCTTTTGTTTTTTTCTCTCTTTTCGTTCTTTGATATTTAGGCATTTGTTTAATAAGGGAGTGTACTTCCCAATAAATAACCGCTCAACCTCATTTAGTTCTGATGTTTCGCATTCAAAATACGAATAGCTATCAAAGTCTTTTTCTTTAAAATGATTTCTAACCCGAAGCAAAATATCGGTACTTTGACCAATATATACTAATTTGTCGTTTTTATACAAAAAGTAAACGCCTATCAACGGAATAGCGGAGTGTTTTTTAAGATTTTCGATTTTCATAAAGCAAAGATACAAAAATATTCTGTTTGATTATCAATGATTTAGAAAATAATTACAAAAAAAGTGTCTTTTTATTTGGTAGTTACAAATAAGCGTCTTATATTTGTATCATCAAATAACAATTAAAACAAAAAAATCATGGCAAAAGGTATCGAAATCACAAGAGCATTAGCAGGTTACACAAGAATTTCTTACAACGGTGAAGAAATCGCTAAACACTACTTATCTGCAACAACACAAGGCACAAGAGAAGCGTTTGAAATTCCAGAAGAACAAAGCGTTATTTCTTGGATTGAAGAAAATTATGCAGAAGAAATCAAGGCAATTGATGAAGCTCAAAGCGAAGAAGAAAATGCGTAAAATCTTCCACTTAGAAATCAAAGTAGACAACTCTCATAAATATTATGGGAGCTTGTCCGCTTTATGCTCTGAAAATACTGATTTGGGAATTTCAAAATTTACACTTGATAGATTTGATTTTGACACTTTAAATTTTGAAAATGGAATTTGCATTATCAGAAAATCGGTAATGAAAACTACAGGAAGCGTGGGAGAAAAAAATATTAAAAAAACTTCCACAAATGTCAAATAATTTTAGTAAATTTGTAACATGGCTTACGTTTATTTACATAAAAGATTGGACAATGGAAGTGTGTTCTATGTAGGGATTTCATCTAAAGATGATAATTTCAAAAGGGCTAACTATACACACAACAGAACAAATTATTGGAAAAATATAGCAAAACTAACAGGGTGGAGCGTTGAAATTGTCGCTAAAAACATAGAATGGGAAAGAGCTTGTTATATTGAAGTAGAGCTGATAAAAAAGTATGGAAGAGTTGATTTAGGTACTGGAAGTCTTGTAAATCTCACCAATGGAGGAGAGGGAACCCCAAAAAAAATAGTAACTCAAGAAACAAGAAAAAAAATGTCTGAATCGAGAAAAGGTAAAATATTTTTAACTCAAGAAATAAAAGATAAAATTGGAGCTAAAAGCAAAGAGCGAAATTGTAAAAAAGTATTAAACACAAAAACAGGAGAAGTGTATAAATCTGCAACAGAAGCCGCAATGAAAAATAATATATCGAGAGAAAATTTAGCTGGATATTTAACTGGAAAGGCTAAAAACAAAACAGGTTTGATTTACTTAATCGAAGCGTTCACGTAGCAATGGGGCATAACGGT